AGGAAAAAGTCTCCTTTGAGCAGCTTCGCGCGATAGCGGACAACCTCGACATCCTGCGCTTAGTCATCGAAACCCGCAAAGACCTGGTCTGCGGCCTGAAGTTTGAGATCGTCCCAAAAGAGCCGTCCGCCGAGCCGGACGCCAGGTGCAAAAAGATACAGGCCTGCCTGGCATTGCCGGACGGAGAGAATCCCTGGAACGACTGGCTCCGGATGCTCCTCGAGGATTTGTTTGTAATTGACGCACCCTGCGTCTATCCGCGCAAGACGATAGGAGGCGACCTGTACGCACTCGAACCAGTAGACGGAGCCACGATCACGCGCAAGATCGATCAGGGAGGAAGAACCCCGCTGCCGCCAGAGATAGCATACCAGCAGGTGCTCAAAGGACTGCCAGCAGTCAACTACACCCGCGATGAACTGATCTACAAACCGAGGAATAAGCGCACCAACAAGCTCTACGGATACAGCCCGGTCGAACAAATCCTGATGACCGTCAACATTGCCCTACGCCGGCAGCTGAGCCAGCTGCAGTTTTACACAGAAGGCACCACGCCGGACAGCATCTACAGCGTCCCGGCAGATTGGACCCCTGACCAGATCAGGGAGTTCAAGGAATACTGGAACGAAACCCTCGAAGGTAACACGGCAGAGCGCAGAAAAGCGCAATTCATCCCTGGAGGCGTGACAGCCATCAACACGAAAGAGGGAATGATCAAAGACGAATACGATGAATGGATCGCACGAATCGTCTGCTACGCATTCAGCGTCCCAGCAAACGCTTTTATTAAGCAGCAGAACCGCGCCACAGCACAAACATCACTCGACCAGGCAGTAAGCGAAGGGCTGATGCCAATCCTCGATTGGGTAGCCTCCCTGGTCGAAGTGATCATCATCAAGTGCTTCGGATGCACCGACCTGCAGCTCAAGTGGATCGACAGCAAGGATCCCGACATGGCGCAGGAAGCCACGATCAAACTGCAGAACGCACAGGCAGACCAGATCGACATCAACACAGGCGTGCTCGACATCAATGAAGCCAGAATAAACAGAGGGCTCGATTCCCTATCACCGGCAGAGATCGAAAAGCGGAAACCCGCGCCGCCGCCACAACTCGCAGCATGCGCAACGGACAATGGAGCGAAGCCTGCGCCGGATGAGAAGCAAAAGCCAGACGCCACGATCAAGGAGCCAGCTCAGAAGTTAGGTAAATCCACCGATGGAAGCGCCAAAAACAGAGAAAAAGCCCCGGTAAATTTACCAGGAATCGATGCCCTTCAAAAAAAAAAGGCCAGACTACACTCGCACCACTTGACCGTGACCGGCCCGCGATACTGAAACTCGAAGCTGGCTTGAAGAACTTTGTCGAAGGATACCTGAAGAAGAAAGGGAAAGTGATAGCCAAACAGGTCGTAGAGCTTTACACCGCGATCGGCAAAGCAGACACCACGGATGATGATCAGGCAGACAAACTAATCAGCCAGGTCGATATCGACTTTGCCGACCTGGTGCCAGACCTTATAGACCAACTCTCCGGGATAGCCAAAGAAGGGGTAAAGGCGGGCGCTGTTCAAATATCCCTTACCGAGACGAACGCAACTAACCTGGCGAACGAAAGAGCAGAGGAATGGGCAGCAGACCGCGCCGCCGAACTGGTCGGCATGAAGTGGATCGACGGGGAGTTGGTGGTTAATCCAAATGCAGAGTGGAGTATCGCCGAATCTACCAGAGACATGATCTATAAAGACGTTGAGGGGGCAATTTCGGATGGCTGGAGTAACCAGAAATTGAGAGACTCAGTCATTGAGAATACCGGTTTTTCCAAAGAACGCGCCATGATGATTGCCCGGACAGAAACAGCGATTGCGGACACCCAGGGCAACAAAGCCGCGTATCTCGAAGCAAAAGGCGCAGGATTGGACGTGAAATGGCAGTGGATGACCGCAGGTGATGATCTGGTTTCTGAGGAGTGCGAGATGAATGATCAAGCTATCGCAGAGATAGGAGAGGCATTTCCGAGCGGGGCAACGGAGCCACCGCAACATCCTAATTGCCGCTGTGTTTGCGCTCCGCGTGTAGGATCAGCCGTCGAAGAGTAGATACCCATACCAACAATCAGCCCTGCGTAGTCGGGGCTTTTTATTACGCTACTTTCAACAAACTATTTTTTTATTCCAACAGAATCACCACACCCCGCAATACCTCCGCTCACTTTGTCCGCAAAACGCGCACTCGTCCCGGGTAGATTTTAAGAAAAGGTCAGAAAACCACTTAAAAGAAACCCAAGAATCATATGAAATTTTATGGAGCGATCACCAAGACGGAAGAGATGGATGACGGCACTATCAAAGTATGGGGAACTGCATCATCCGAAGCCATCGATTCCGACGGAGAGATAATCACAGCGGAGGCCATGAAAGCCGCCATTCCTGATTACATGAAATTCGGAGGAACTGGCGCCGTCAGGGAAATGCACAAAGCGGCAGCTGCCGGTACAACTTTTGAGATTGAAGTGCTGGATGACGGCACGACAAGTATAGGGACACACATCGTCGATCCTGTCGCAGTCAAGAAAGTTAAAACCGGAGTTTACAAAGGCTTCAGCATAGGCGGCAAAGTTACCAGCAGAGACGAACTCAAAAAGACAACTGTGACCGGCCTGAAGCTGGTGGAGATTTCCCTGGTTGATAGACCAGCAAACCAAGACGCGATTTTTTCTCTGGTGAAGTTTGAGGAAGGCGAAGAACACGACATCAAGAAATACGCAGGCGAGCAGATTTATGACGCATCACAAGCTCTTGATGCCCTCAGAGCTGTCTTTTATCTCTACAGCAAAGAACTATCAGAGACCGTAGAGAATCCCGATCAAGTGGAGGCTTTGAAATCCGTGATAGATAACCTCAAGGCATTTATTGCATCTGAGATCAAAGAGCCGGACAATAGCGCAGATGCCGGCTTTATCGCCTACGCCGCCACTACCGACGACCTCCACAAAGCAGGCGCCGAGATCAGCGCGAAGAACAAAGAAAAAATGCAGCAGATACACGACCATGCCGTAAGTATGGGTGCGTCGTGCTCATCGGCAGAGAAAGCTGAAGGAGCCGAAGACTTGCTGAAGATGCAGAGCGAAAACCACGACCTGAAAAAGCAGTTCCAAGACCTTGACACCAAATACGCAGACCTCAAGAAATCCCTTCACGATACAACGCTGGAACTCGAGCTCATCAAGGCAGAACCAGCACCAGCGAAAGCGGTACTGAGCACCATCGCGATCGGCAAAACCGAAGATAGCGTAGGCTCAGACCTCACGCAATACGATGACTGCGTAGTGAAAAACGCCGACGGGACGGTGAACGAAGCCGCAAGCCTTATGAAAGCAACCCACAGAGGGCTGGCATAAAAAACAACAAATCTAAACCAAACAAAGCGATGAACGGAAGAATGATCAAAGACACCCTGGATCTTATCAAGACCTCCAGGACTCAGCCGGACAACATCATCAAGGCGTACACTCAGCCAGGCTCTGCAACCACCGGCATGCAGGCGTATAACCTCCAGGCTCCATCGTTGAAGCTGTACCCGGTACTTACCCCTTTCAGGAACACGATTCCCAGGGTAGGCGGCGGTTACGCAATTCAGGCGAACTGGAAAGCATTTACAGGCATCAACACCGCCGGTACCCGCGGGTCTTTACAGGAAGGCAAAAGAGGCGGCGTGATCAGCACTTCACAGAACGAATACCTCGCAGCCTTTAAAGCCCTCGGCATCGAGCAGAGTATGACATTCGAATCCGGCTACGCAGCCCAGGAGTATGAAGATCTGAAATCCCTCAGTGCGATCCAGGCTCTGCAGGCTTTGATGATCGCCGAAGAGCGCACCATCCTGGGAGGCAACGCCACAGGCATCACCCTCGGTACAACAGCGACACCAACCCTGGTTCTGGGATCAAACGGATCAGGATCACTGACCAACGCCACTACTTATAGCGTCATCGCCGTAGCGCTCACGCTGCAGGCATACCTTGACCTCGCAGGAGCAAACAACGGCGCAATCGGCCAGAGCTTCGTCGCATCAACCGCAGCTGTCCAAGGCCAGGTAACGCGTGCTAATGCTGACGGGACAACGACCGCCTACAACTCCGGTACCGGTCAAAAATCGGCAAACGCAACAATCCTAACAACCGGCGCAAACCAGAGCATCCAGGCCTCCGTAACCGCGCAGGCTGGAGCAGCAGGATACGCATGGTTTATCGGATTGGCAGGCTCTGAAAAGCTGGCCTACGTTTCCACCATCAACAGCGTAGTTCTTTATGGCGCACCAGGCTCTGGGCAGCTTGCCTCAGCACTGACCGCAGCGGATTTCTCGCTTAACCCCCTCGACTTTGACGGCCTATTTGCACAAGCGCTCAAGAGCGGATCAGGAGCATACGTCGCAATTCAGCCAACCGGCACCGTAGGCGTAGGCACACCGCTGACATCAGATGGCGCAGGCGGAATCGCCGAGTTCAATACCGCCTTTGATTATTTCTGGAGCATGTACCGACTAAGCCCTACTCGGATATACGTGTCCTCCCAGGAGAACAACAACATCTCCAAGAAGATCGTCGCCAACGGAGGCGTCCCACTTCTTCGAGAAGTTATCAGCGCCGATGCACAGGGCCAGCTCAGGAGCGGATTCAACGTGACCAGCGTCATGAACCGCGCGATGAACGTCGATGTACCGATCACCGTACACCCGAACATGACGCCAGGCACGATCCTGTTCTACACCGACTCGCTGCCTTACCCGCTACCGAGCATGAACGCGATAATCCGAATCCTTACCCGCCAGGATTACTACCAGGTGGAATGGCCAGTGGTTACCCGTCAGTACAACTTCGGAGTTTACGCGGACGAGGTGCTCCAGCATTACGCACCATTCTCGATGGGCGTTATCAGCAACATCGCCAACGGATAAAGCCAGCTTTCAGAAACCGCCCTGCTGAGAGGCAGGGCAAATTTTACAGATATGATCAAAATGAAACTGCCAGCCGGAAGCCACTCCGTGAGTTTCGAGGGAGTGGAATACAAGGGAAAAAAAGGCATCGTCGAGGTGCCAGAGGAAGCAGAACAGACGCTTTACAGCTTCGGACTCCTGACGGTCGGAAAGAATGTGCCAGACGAAGAACAAGAAACCAGGCCAGCGCCTGATCCTGATCCAGCGCCTGCATCCATTGAGGCAGCAGCCGAGGAACAGCTGGCGCCGGAAGCCGTAGAGGAAAAACCAGCTGCGCCAGCAGCGCCAACGGAGTAACCTGTGCCAGACTTGTGCGTGCTTGCCGACGTTAAAGCATACCTGGGATTGACATCCAGCGCCGATGACGCCGTACTATCGTCGATCATCTCAGCAGAGAGCGCATTCATCCAGGGAATGCTTAACCGGCAACTTGCAGTACTTCCTTACACGGATCAGTTCTGTGGCGGAGGCAAGACCGGGCACAAGCTGTACCAATCCCCATGCGAGACGGTCACATCGGTAACCGTGAACGGATGCGCGATACCGGCGACCACAAGCTCAACGGCCGCAGGGTACATGGTCATAAAGGACAACGTCGTTCTTTTCGGCTACACCTTCAGCCGAGGGAATTACAACTGCGTGATAACCTACACCGCCGGAATCACCTGCCCGCCAGATGTAGCGCATGCATGCCTTGAACTGGTGGCGCTGAAATACAAGGAGAAGGATAGGGTAGGACTTGCGAGCAAGGGCCTGGCAGGGGAAACCACAAGTTACGTCACATCGGCAATGCCTGAGCACGTGAAAGCAATCCTGAAAAACTACAGGAGAATCGTGCCGTCATGATCACAGCAAAACTGGAGAACGGGAAGGAACTCACGAAAAGATTCAAGGACTCCATCCCGGAGATCCAGAACGGCGTGCAGAAGGAAATCATGCGGCTGGCGCTCAAGATGACCGGTAAAGTTATGGGTAAGCTGAGTGGTGATGTTTTGAGGGTAAGGACTGGCCGGTTAAGACGATCAATCCACCCTGAATGGGATTTCAAGCAGGGGTACTCAGGCGCAACAGTCGGAACAAATGTCGAGTACGCGGGTATTCATGAGTACGGGTTCAGCGGCTCAGTTCTGGTTAAATCGTTTCAACGCGAAATGACGAAAGCCTTTGGTAAGCCGATATCACCCACGCAAGTGACGGTTAGGGCGCACACAAGAAATATCAACATGGCGGAGCGCAGTTTTCTTCGGTCAACATTGCGGGAAATGAACTCAGAGATTGTGGAAGGATTACAGAAGGTTATAGCAAAAGAACTTAAAGCGATAAAGCCGTGACAGATAACAGGATAAAAGAATACTTAAAAAATCGGTTTTCATTCAGAGGCGCGTCGATTCTCGGTGTTTTAAACACAATAACAGCGGCAATCAGTAATAGAGTCCTTGTCCGCCATGTTGACGATGTAGGGAAGACTATTCGTTTTTCAGTAAAGCGCGGAACTGATTTCAGGATAATAAAATGACCCGTGAATCGATATACAGCGCGCTCTTTGCGAAGCTTCAGGGCATCACGGGGCTGAACACCGTGTCAAGGCGACTGAAGCATTACGACGACGTGGCACCGGCAGACCAACCGGCGATGTTTGTCACTTGCACATCACAGCACGGGCAACAAACAAAAGGCATGCCGTCTATTTATAATCTCGACAGTAAGATATGGATTTACGTGCACGAAACAGATAAGTCAATAGCTCCCGCAACAGGTCTAAACAACATCCTCGACAAGATATATGCAGTGCTTAACCCAGCGATACCGGGCAACAAACAGACTTTAGGCGGACTTGTAGAGCATTGCTGGGTTGACGGTGAGATCGTAACGGACGAAGGAAGCCTTGGAGATCAAGCCGTCGCAATACTGACAATAAAAATGCAAACAACAACATAAACAGGAAAAATCATGCCTCAATTCGTTTTCGG